GTGTCATCGCCTTGCCCAACCGTCTCGTAACGCCCCATGATTTCAACCTGTTTCCGGGTTTACTGTTCCAAGCAGGGCCGCAGCCCAGTCGTACCAGTTTTCAAAGTTATCGGTATGGGGAATGGCTTCGTTGGAGAAAACGTCAATCGCGTTGATTCCGTTGCCCCAAGTCTTCCAGTCCGTGAATTGAGTTGGGATCTCTAACTGCTGCGCTGCGTACTGCTCACACATCAACGCAGCCCAAGACTCAAACGTATGGTATCGCGGGTCGTATATAAGCGCCGGCATTAGTACGGCCTCACATCACCGATTGCAGCACTCAGGAGAACTTTACCAAGTTGGTAATTTCCGCCGGCTACGTTAGACCTAAATCTCAAACGAAGTTCTCGGCGCTGCTCCCTCATGTCTACCTTCCCGGTACTTGGTCCGAACACATACTCCGCAGACTCTACATCACCGCCCTGAGCAAACGGCCTGCCAGTAACTACCACCGTCATATCCCCATCCTGAATGAAATCAGGTTCAATCCTTTCCAACCTCAACCAACGGTTTTCACCAACCATTGTTGCTTCAGGAGGTCCACCCGTCACCCATCCGAGGTCGTTGGTCTCAAAGTACGAATCAATCGCAAAGACGTTCTGCCCAACAATCGCATCAGTCCCAACTTCGTGTTGATACATCGCAATCAAGTCGGGCGGAGTGCTGAATGTCAAGTTTTGCGTGCCGCTCCCAGAGGCGGCCGTTGAAAGTCTAATGGTCTGGGCATAGATTGCCGTAACCGGGATAGAAAACCCTGCACCGGTCCCACCAAGGTTGGTATTGGACGCGCTTAGAGTGTTGCCAATCACATAGCCTGCGCCGCGCAAAGTAATCGTCACCGACGTTACCGCCCCGCCAGAAACAACCACCGTAGCCGTCGCGTTAGCCCCGCTCCCACCGGTTAACGGAACATTGTTGTATGTCCCATTGGTGTAGCCAGAACCGCCGGTTACAGATCCAAGGGTTTCAATAGCGCTTGACGTTACGGCACTGACCGTTGATCCCGTGACAATGTTGGTCCCGGACACAACCTGATTAACCTCAACTTGAACATTGAACGATGCTAAGTTGATAAACACACTTCCATTCACCGTCGTCATAGACTGCGTGAATACGGCTATTGAGTCCGTCGTTTCCCACCCAGCCATCACCGGGTGCGCTAGAACTTGAGAAAAGTATCCAGCGGACCTACGCGCACCTAAAGCCTCGCCAGCGTCATACCAAACATTCTCCCTCACGTTGTAGATAATGGCGTCAGTGCATTCAGTCGCATTGCCGCGGGGGTAGAACCACCAGATCTCGCCGTAGCGCGGAATCTTTGTTGCCCACACCTTCTGACGCTGGTTGTAGTTGAGGTTGTCGAAGAAGTAGTTTTGATTGAACGAATTTGGAATCTCTTTGACTACACCGTTGTACAACAAGAAGCGGTCAACGCCGCACCAGTAGTAGACTCCGTCGTACTCAATTGCGGACTGGCTCGACAAGATCGACGATTGACTTGAAATGATGTCATACCGCCAGAATTGAGGTGGGGTTCCAGTCCCTCCAATATACGAAACGCGAATTAGACTATCAAGGCTCCAGAATAAACCTGACGGTGCGTTTGAGCCGCCCCGAACAGGTAACCCTTGAACAATCTTTCCGGTCGCTACGTTGACTTCATTGGCGTCCGTAGAGACCCAATCCTGAGCATTGCTTGCGGCACAATTCTTGATCAACCCATTGTTTCCGTAGACGAAGACGTAAGGGTGCAAGCTAACTACCCCACCGGACACGGACACGTTATTATTAAACGTCAGCGTCGAGTTTCCAGTTGCGGTCGCGTTGTTTGAAAGCACAACCTTGGTGTACGAACCCAACGTAAAAACTAAACCAGTCGTTGAGTTCACAATCGTCGTAATGGCCGATCCACCACTTGTGGCCGACAGCGTGAAGGTGGTCGAGTAGTTGGTGGCAATTATGTAGTACGTTGTCCCCGACACTAGACCCGTATTCTTGGGAACGGAAAACACCAACCCAGATACACTGTTTGTCGCCGTTGTTAGTGATGGCCCCCCAATCAAGTCAGACAAAGTGAACGTCGAAGTTCCGTTAGTTGCCGTAATGTAATACGTTGTCCCTGACGTAACTCCAGTGAACTGCCGAACCGTGAACACTAGCCCAGTGGTTGTACCAGCCGTCGTCGTAATTGCAGTTCCGCCAGAAGTGGCAGACAAAGTAAACGTCGTTGTGCCGTCGGTTGCAATGACGTAATAAGTCAATCCAGAATAGATCCCCGTGGCGGTCCCCGTGAGAGCCCCCGAGACCACCACAGCCTGCCCGACATATAAACCGGTTGTTGCAGTGCAAGAACACTGCCCAGCCGTTCCCGTAACAGCCACCCCGGCTAAAGCAACGCCGGTCTGGGTTCCAGTAACGTAAACCGGCTGATTGACGTACAACCCCGTTGTGGCAGTGCAAGAAAAATCACCGCTTGCACTTGTGATTGCTACGCTTGCCAGAGCTGCCGGAGATGTCGTGCCAGTAACAGAAACCGTTTGGCCAACAAAAAGACCTGAAGTTGCAGTACAAGACAACTGCCCACCAGTCCCAGTAACCGCAACAGACGAAAGAATGTCCGCAGCTTCGACCCTTGAAACAACGGTTGTGTTGGCCGGAATCCCCGTACCCGTTACCGTTTGCCCTGCGCCAATCAAGATGTCCGCCTGACTGAACGTAACCGTAGGAGACCCGGTCCTCAAATAAGCATTAGCGTCAGTGAATATCCCAATTTGGGAGAGCGTCGTGCCGTTAATATCACCAATCAGCACCGGCGTATTGGCAATCGCATCAGTTTGCGCAAGGTTCTGTCCGGGGTGAGCCAAAATCGATGCAACCCCAGAACCACTAACATCATAGAACCCATCAAACTGCCACAGATTAAGATCACTGGCAGTGAAGTTGCTCAGGGTGTAATTCGTAATCCCCGCGCCGACCCCGTTGTTGTCAACCGAAAGCGACTGAAGGCCGTTGTTATATCCACTAAAAATCTGGTTGAAACCGTTGTTCGGATTTGCCCAGACCCCGCGAGATGGCCCGGTCATTTGATCGGAGATCACCGCATATCCACCAACCTTTCTTGGCCGGCCGCGCTGAAACCGAACCCACCGGCCATCATTGTAAGAAATGCGGTCAAAAATTGTCCCGTCTCTCTGGATACCGGGCTTAGTGTCTAATTGAAAAACCTTGGCGGTCATTAAAAAGTACCGCTTTGTATACCATTAACGTCAAGCCAGAACTTTTGTGTTCCAAGGACTGATATTCCAAACACCCCAGATGTCGGCCTAAAGATCCCAGTTGTGCCTTCAGAAGAAAAGCTCAACGATGGCGCTCCAGCAGATCCGTTGGCCAGAGCAAGAGTAACTGCACCAGCGGCAATCGTTGATGCGTTGTAGAGGTTTACAGAGTCGCACAGAAGGATTACCTGCTGGCCTGCAGGAACTACCGCAGTCGCACCACCCGCAACCCCAGTTTGGAACGTAATCGTGTACGCCCCAGTCGTCTGATTGGTGATGTAATAAACCTGAATGGTCTGCGGCAAGTTCACCACTACGTTGCCGGTTAGCGTCCCCGTGTACTTCTGAACAACATTGGCCGCCTCCGAGGAAGTGAGCGTGTACGGAGACCCGGCAAAGGTCACCGCCTTTGTCAACTGCGTGAAGTTGAACTCTGTGCTCTTGCCTAAACCAACCGAGAAGAACGCCGTTCCTGAACTTGAGATCAAGCACGAGTCAGCCGGCTGAAGATCAAGCGAAGCCGATCCGTTAATCAGATCACCCCCACTTGGCGTTACAGCCAACGTCCCGGTTCCTCCATTACGAACTAAGAAGAACCAGTCGTTACCGAGAGTGGTGGCTGATGTCAGCGTCAGGGTTCCAGACCCGCCCGTCCAAACATAAGTGTTGGCACGATCGGCCGCCACCGCTATGTAATTTGACGAGAACGTCGTCACCGGTTGCGATTGGTTCAGCGTGTTGCCAATTGCCTTCAGGCCGTATCCGGCAAGTGTCGCAGCATTGGAGTTGGTCGTTGTCGCACCGAACGCTATAACACCCCACGTCCCCGTTGTATTGGCGTTTGACGTGATGAAGATGTATTGAGCGCTTCCACCCGTTGATGGAATAGAAACGATCGTGCTGGCCCCGCCAAATGACTTGACCGTCAGCGTCACTCCACCGGTGTTGTAGATCAGTGCGTCTTGACCTACGGACGCTTGATTCGCCGGTGGCATCCACAACTCATACGCCGTGCTAGTCGTGCTGACCTGCATCACCCTCGCAGCAACATAGTCCGTGGCGTTTCCGTTCAGTGGCCACTCAAGTTGAATGGTTCCCGTAGTAGACGTTAGAGCGTAAGAGGCATAGGAAACAGCGGTTGGCTGTATTACGTTGTCCGTGAACGGGCTGTTAAAACTCATGAGTCATTTACCACGGTTTGACGGTCACCGACCCGCGTCAGATCTTCCTGCTTGAGTAATGCAATTGACTTGTCGTACATCGACTGCCATACCGGAATTCTTTCATCGTTCTTCAAGAACGGCATAGCCTGCAGCAAAGACCCGTAAAGGAGCGCCTGAGGAGCGTACTGGGTAAACCAATTTGATTGATTGGCAGAATCTAACGGTTGATTGCGCTCGTAGTACAGAACCTGAAACGAGTACGCAGCCGCTGGGGTAGGGGCCACGAGCCAGTGGGTGTAATCGTAATCACAATAAAACGCAGGCAGACCGGTCTGCGTATCATCTGGCCAGTACTCACGCAGGTACTCATACTTGCGAAGAAACACCGGGTAGCGCTCGCCAGCCAGAGTGACGTTGAACGATACCGTCTTTCTCCATCTTGCAGGCTTATCCAACACCGGGTCGTTTGCGGTCATCGTCCCGTCAGCAACCGTCAGGTTCCCGAGGAACTTGATCTCGGACGCAATAACCTGTTCCGCGAACATAATGAACTGCGGAATCTTGTCTAACGTCGCCTGATCATTGCGCTCAAGGTAAGTTGATATGTCGTTGACAAGCGAGTCATACGTCATTACTGCCGCGACAGTCATTTCGATGCTACCCCTTTGGATTTCTCAAAAGACCTCATGCCGCCGAATCCTAGAAGACCCGCAAGAAGTGTCATGAGTTGCTCAACGTCTAAGTCAGGCGGCGGATGCAGTTCCTTTGGGATTATATCTACTCCCTGACCGAAAGCCCAGAGCCATTGCATTAAGGGGTAGCCAAGGAATTGGTAAGCCAGACCCAAAACCCCAATCCAACCCACAGCAGGACGCCAGCCGCTGACAAATAGGCTAGATGAACCGGCCTCAATCTTATTGATCTCAACTTGTGCAAGATCAGTGGCTTGGTCAATCTTCTTCTCTTCCAAGTCCAGCTTGCGCTCTTCCAACGCCATTTGAAGGCGTTCTTTATCCGTCGTAATGAGGTCACCCGCAACCTTGCCAACGCCTTCAATGATGTTTCCTATACCAATCAAATCCATTACTTCAACCCCGCCAGAGTGCGATTGATCCAACCTAATAAGAACTTGGACTGGCCTCGGTCTTTGTTGCAGATCTGCGCGTACCGGCTAATCTTGGCAAGGGCATAGGCAGGAAGGAACTTCTCAGCAGTACAGATATTCAACCGTTCAACGGTTTTTGGTCCGATTGCGCCGTCTGGAGTGACTCCGACGATGAGTTGGGCGAGCTTAATGGCAACTCCGGTTCCGGTGTTGACGGCAAAGTTAAAGATAGTTTCTGCAATAGCTTGGTTTGTAAGGTCGTCACCTCGGACACGATCCCAGAAATTAAGTTTGTAAAACTCACGAACCAAAGGAGTAGCCGATCCGAAATCCTTGCGATCAACGAACTGCCACCCTGACCAGTCTGGGTTTGGCTTTCTTGCAATTCCTGCATAGGTCATACCTCCACGGTCGCCCGGAATGTCAGTTAATTGATACCCACCCTCGTCGGAAATCATCTTCTCAAACGCAGGTCCAAAGTCAGCCATCGTGGGGCCTCTTATTAAAAAGATCAAACAACGTCTTGACCTTCTCTTCAAGCACCGCAACCCGAAGGTCAAGTTTAGCCAGAACAACAATCAGCGTAATCAACGCAAGGATTGCCGGGGAGGCCTTGAGAATAATTTCAAATGCTTCCATCACTTCCTCGCCATGCGGTCTTCGATGATGCTGATGTGTTTCTGGTTGTCGTGAATCATGTCACGGTTGCGTTGAATCTCTTTCTCAAGTTCTTGCCGCAATTTTTC